CGCGTGTTTTTTTTTTTTTTTTTTAATTTTTTCTTTTATAAAGAAAATTACTATTTAATAAGTAAAAAAAAACAAGTGCAGAAAAAATCCCAAACTGAAGTTTTATACATTTTGTATGAAATAAAATCCTCCTCTAGCCGCCTTAATGGTTGGCCATTGTCTGTCATTCTGACTCTGTGATCTTGGTGTGTGTGTAAAAACCATGCTCAGTAAGTGCAACCTTGTTGGAAAAGGTGCGTTCTGAAGTTGTTCTAGAGATGGGAAGATGTTAGATCTAATCATCCACTCTAAAGCACTGAACTTTGGTTGAATTCCTTTCTCTTTTACTAGCTTGTTGAAAATGTATTCGCAGAGATTGTGAAAGCGTAAGCTTTGTCCACAATTAGCGTATGCCATTCCTAATGCCGAAGCTGCAAGTTTGCCGAAATCTTGAAAACGTTCCGGAAAGTATAAGTGTCTAAGTAAATCCTCATCTGTTCGGTATGGAATACCGTGCCAGTTGAAGTAACTCAAAACTGATACATTCGTAAGTTTTTCATCGATGTACGACTTCTTGATGCTCAATTTAGCATTGAAGTAGTGTGCTGCCACGTCGGACAACATTGTAAGAAAGTTTTTGCCATAAATCTGAACCATGCGTTCTAAGAATGCAACGAGTGAATCGTCGCCTTGAAAGCGGGCCCAAAAATTTGGACTGTTGACATTCACGCCTAAAGCGGTCAAGCATGTTAATAGCATGATCGCATTACAGAAAGAGTCAAGTAGTTGAGTCTGTTGATATCCAGATCCAAATCCATTGAATTTCCAGTAATACAGCTGCCCATTGGGTAGCAATATCGGTGTGTTGAGAATTGACTCAGTCATCCATTTCCACAGTCGCTCAAGTTTTCGTTTGTTCTTGGGTGCTGAATTAGGATAGTACGAAGTCTGCTCATATTGAGAAAAATCGAAATAGCTTCTCCAAATCTTGTGAACCATTCGAATCAACTGATGTAGTAATCGGTTGTCAAATTCGCTCCAGTCTGCTGAAATCACCGTATTTGGTGCTTTCTGACCGTAGATTTCTTTGAAAAGTTTTCGCCATCCTCCTCGGATGATTTCTCTTCCCCATAACATCCTGCCTGCGTTCGAGTTTAAGTATGTTGCTTGCATTGGCCAGATAAACATTAGTTCTACGTGAAGTAGTAACTTTGTCGCTCCGAAGACTGCTCTGATCTTGTCAGGCTCATCTTTTGCAACTACGTGCG